ATATAACAAATAATATTTGGGTAGCTGTAGGAGAAGATTTTAATGGATTGCCTTCTAATTATGATACTATAAAATATTCTGAAGATAATGGAGAAACATGGAATAATGTTGAAGTTGCTACAGGGTCTACCCCCTTGATACCTACATATGGATTAGATGTTGTTTATGCAAATGGAATTATAGTTGCAACAGGCGGGGTTGGAGTAATTGCAGTATCAAATGCAAGAAATTATTATCTAGATGTATGTAAACCACCTAACTTAGGGGGTTGGGATAGTACATATAACACAACTAGTGCTCCTTGGGGATTCCCATTAGGAATTGTAGACCCTAGTTCTCAATATTGGTATTCATATGATTGGGTTAATAGTCAATCAAGTAACGATTGGCTTTATACACTATCTGTAAATGATAGACCATTTGGAACTATTAATCCATCACAACTACCAGATATAATTCCAATAGTAGATAACTCTTGTTTAAAAAATCCAGTAATAGGATTAAATGATATTTTGCTATCTAAAAAGGCATATATGTTTACTAATAATAATAGTAGTAATGTAATAAGCGGTCCTATTATTAATTTTAGTAAAGAGGGAATAAGTAGTTCAATACAGTTTGGAAGTGCATCTGGTTCTGCATTAACAAAAAAAAAACAACTATCAAATATAGGAAAAGGTTTATTACCAAATGGAGCTCCGGGTATAAGATTTGGTGTTCAAAAATTTTTTGGTGTACAATTATATTCAAATTCAAATATATATGAAAACACTACACCAATACAAAATAGTTCTGGTTCAACAATTTTTAGTAAAAGCAGACCATTTATTCCTATTTGTGTTAGAAAATAAGTTATCTTTTAATTAAATATATTATAAATAATATATAATGGATATTTTTGATAAAGCACCTGATGTAGCAAATGAGGATGTTTCAAAAACAATTGCTTCTATAACATCTATGCCGATAGAATCAATAAGTGATGAAAATAAACCAAAATCTTTTTTTGGTTATTTTATAACTGTTTTTAGATATATATTAATTATATATTTAGTAGGTTATATAATTTTGCTAATTTTGAATAATTTAGATATGTTACCAGATTGGTTAAAAGAAAAATTTACACCATATGATATTGTAAAAATAATACGCAAGCAAGAGAGAAAAAATAAAAATATTGATAATGAATTATTAGCTACTAAAATTCAAAAAGATCATGAAGTTGTAAAAGAAAAAGAAAAAGAAAAAGAATATATACCACCTACTCCTATTCAAAATAAAGTTCCTAAACCAGATGATGCTACTAGTTCTACACAATCTAGTAAAATAGCTAATAAATCTGGATATTGTTATATTGGAGAAGACAGAGGATTTAGAAGTTGTATAAAAGTAAAAGCAGGAGATAGGTGTATGTCAGAAGATATTTATCCAACAGAAGCGGTTTGTGTTAATCCAAATTTGAGACCATAAAATCGTATCTAATATTATTAATATTAATATTATTAATATTAGATTAATCAATATTTAATAAAGTATTCATAGTTTCTAATTTTTTCATAGATTTTTCTATATTATTTTGATTAAGTCCATTAAATAAATAGTCTGTGCTAGGTTTTTTCTCGTTTTGTTTTATTTGTTTATAAATTAAATCTATATTATTTGATATGTTTTTAATAATTTCACTATTTTTAATTAATGGATTTTTAAAATTTATATCTTGTGTTAAAAAACTGACTGCCCAGTAAATTAAGTATTTACGGCTTCTATTATTACTAGGTTTATATCTAATACAAAATAATTCTAATAAAGAATCTATAGTATTCTTAATATTAGTATCTTTAGATTTTGATTCTATAATTAAACCTTCCCAAATCATCCAAATTATATTCATTTGATATTTCTCTTCCACCGGTACAAATGAACGTCTTTCACAATTTAATTGAGTTTTTTTTTGTTTAGATATTATTTCAAATTTAAGAATCCATTCAATCCAATAACATGCAGAAATATTATCTTTGTTATCACTTGATATATCATACATGAATTCATTTATAGCAATAAATATTTCTTTCGGGTCTCTATTTGTAAAAATTTGATTAGCAAAATCAATAGAGGTAGCTTTTAATCTAGGAGTGATGTTAGTAATATCAAACTCATCAATATTTTTAATAGCATAATTTTCAAAACAGTGATTTTTTCTAGATGTAGAAATTATAGTAATTATTTCAGCAAAAAGTTTACGAATCTCTGGATTATTCCTCATTAAAATTTCGTTCTCTCTATAACCATTATTTACAATATTTTTAAAAGCATTAAATCTTCTTGATAAATAAATTGGTAATTTAGGATTAGCAATATGAATATATCTACTAGAATAAGATATTATACAATTCCATAAATCATTAAAATGACCTGCACATATTAATTCAACAGACCAATAACAAGAAGGTTCTATATTATTATTATGAATAGATTTAATAAGTTCAGTTTTTACTTTTCCTCTTGAATAATTTGAAAATGTAATATTTTTAAAATCTTGTGGTTTTCTAATATCATTTATTTCATTTTCATTCATATAAAGTTTTAAATATAAAAAAAATAACTATAATACATATAAAAGATGTCTTTAATTAAAAAATTAAAAAAAATATCGTGTTTAGAAATTATAATGTTTGTATTATTAGTCAGTCTATTTATAGTTTTTATATTAAAAAAAAATAAAGAAGGATTTATTGAAGAAAAAGCAGATTTTATTAGATATACAGATAATGATATTTATGATAATTTTTATTCAAATGTTTATGATAAAATTTTATTTAATGATGCAAAAAACAATTTTGAATTAGACTATATTTTAAAAAATGAAAATGAAAATGAAAATGAAAATGAAAATCGTTTAGTACTTGATATTGGATGTGGTACAGGTCATCATGTTAAATTATTAAGTGACCATAAGATTAAAGCAATTGGAGTAGACAATTCTAAATCTATGATAAAAAAATGTAGAAGTAAGTATCCAAATTTAAAATTTGGAGAAGCAGATGTTTTAAATGGAATGGAATTTCCTGAATCTACATTTAGTGATATTTTATGTTTATATTTTACAATTTATTATTTCAAAAATAAAAGACAATTTTTAGAAAATTGTTTTAAATGGTTAAAACCAAATGGAGTTTTAATTTTACATTTAGTAGATGTTAATAACTTTGATCCAGTAGTACCAAATGCTACATTTTTTGATAAAAATTCTAAAAGGCCTACAAAGAGTGAAATAGAGTTTGATAAATTTGATTATAAAGCAAATTTTAAACAAGATAAAGATATAGACTTTGATAAAGCAAATTTAACAAACCCAAATGTTATTTTTAGAGAAGTATTTAAATTTAATGATAAAAATAAGGCTAGAGTAAATGAACATAAATTATATATGTCTTCACAACAATCTATATTAGGTGCTGCTAAAGAAGTTGGATTTATATTAAAATCACATGTTGAAATGAAAGAGATACAATATGATTATAATTATTTATATACTTTACAGAAACCTATGTAATTAGTTAAATAAAGTTAAATACTGTAAAAAACATAGTTAAATAAAGTTAAATTTAAAAATAATAATATACTAATTGTTAATGGAATATTATTATTTTGTATTAATATTTTTTTCATTGTTAATAATTTTTCGTTTATATGTAAAAATAACCTATAAATTTTGGGCATATCAACCAGTTTTTCATTTCTATAATTTATTTTATTGGATTTATCCTATAGGAGTAATTAATAAAGATTTGCCAATTGCAAATAAATATTGTAATTTTATTAATATAACTTCTAAATCATTTTTTGATTATAGAGAGAAAGAAATAGAAGAAATGGTTAATTTAATTAGAGAACATTATAATCGCAACAAAGAGATAGAATATTTACCAACAATAAAATATTTTACAAGTCATTTTACCGGTCATTCTGAAAAATGTTATATTTCAGTTTATAATAATCCAGTTTATAAATTAAAAAATAGAGAGAAAACAGAGAAAACAGAGAAAACAGAGAAAACAGAGAAAACAGAGAAAACAGAGAAAACTAGTGAAAATAAAATAGTAAAAGAAAATAGTATAATAGGAGTTATTACAGGTAAACCTATTAATATTACTTTAAAAAAAGCACTACCAATAAAGTTTCCCGCTTATTATGTAGATTTTTTATGTGTAGATAGAGAACATAGAGAGAAAAATATTGCTCCACAATTGATTCAAACATATGAATATACTCAAAGACATAATAATAATAAAAGCAAGGTTTCTCTCTTTAAACGTGAGGGTAAACTGACAGGCATAGTACCTTTAACTGTTTATAAAAATTATTTGTTTAATACATTACCTATAAAATCAAAAAATGCTAATAATGCTAACATAGTTAGCAATATTATAAGAATAAATTCAACAAACTTTGAATTATTGACTAATTTTATTGATTTAAATATTAAAAATTTTGATTGTATAGCTACAATAAATAAATCTAATCTTTTACATTTAATTGATTCAGAAATATATTATATATATGGTATTATTAACCATAAAGTTTTAACAGCATGTTACTTATTTAAAACAAATAATATAAAATATTTGGAAAAAAGTGAACAATCTAAAGAATCTAAAGAATCTAAAGAATCTATTGATTTATTAGCAAGTATATGTAATTGTGAAAAAGCTTTGTTTATTAATGGCTTTATAATTAGTCTTGAAAAATATAATAAAATATCTAAAAATAAGTATATTAATATTGAAAATATTAGTAATAATAATATAATAATTAATTATTTGTTAAAAAATTCATTAAATGCAAAAAATATCTCACCTATGGCATATTTTTTTTATAATTATGCAAATAGACCTTTGTTACCAGATAAGGTCTTAATTATAATTTAACGCACATATTTCCCCGCTTTAACAAATGAATCTAAAACATATATAATAAAAACGCCTAAAAATACATATAAAATTAATTCTTCTGTAATAAGGCTATTTTGTTCTTGGCGTTGTTCTTCAAGAAGATATAGTATATTATCAAGTTTTTTAAGTAATTCATTATTAGTGTCTACGCTACTTACAGGTCTAGGAGAAATATAATTGTTGTAATTCTCAGTATATTGTTTATACATATCGTTAGTTTCACTAGAGTCTAATTTATTATAATTATTACTATCAACTGGACTATCATTAAATTGAATAGGAGATGTATGATTTATAGGTTTGGGCATGTTAATATTTTGAACAGGTTTAGAAACAGGTATAAAATCACCCATATTTTCAGAATCAGAATCACTATCACTTTTGTACATTTCTTGTAACATATTTTTATCTATTTTTTTTTGATTACTCTTATTTTTATAGGTCTGATTTTTTCTCTCATTATTTTTTTTTTCATTATTATTAATATTTTCACTATAATCTACTGGCGCTGCTGTAGTTACTAAACTCATACTTATAAAAAAAGGAGATTAAATTATTTTAAATTATATTTAAACAAATCTTTTTATTAGAATAAATTATATTTTATTTACTAAATATATAAATGGTAAAGGCTAAACCGACATTTCTAAATAAATATATTTATAATTTAAATCATAATGTTAATAATAGTAAATTATTAGCTGGTTTAGGAATGATAGTATTAAATTTATTTTCTAAATATGTAGTATTAGACCTAAGTAAAAGCCAAGAAGCGTTTATTAGAAATACAATTACTAGAGAAATTCTAATATTTATTGTTGTATTTGTAGGTACACGTGACCTTTTACTATCACTATTTTTAACTGCTACATTTATAATCTTATCAGGAACTGTTTTTAATGAAAAAAGTAAATTTTGTGTTATACCTGAAAAATATAAATACTTACATAATGAAGTAGACTCTAATCGTGATGGTAAAATATCAGATGAAGAAATAAAAAAGGCACAGGATATTTTATATAAAGCTAATATTCAAAAAAAGAATTAATTATATTAAAATTAAAATAGAATTATAATATAATATGACGGAAGAAAAACATAAAATATATACAGTTCCACAATTGTCCGAGATAACTTTAGATATTAGTTTTACTGATACTCCTACATTAAAAAATCCTGTAAAATTTAAACTTTATACGGAAAAAGATTTAGAATCAGCACCTCTAGGATTTAAATCATTATTAAATAAAAAATTAAATCCATTTGGTGAAACTTATCAAGCTACTAGGTTTTTTGTTCCAGTTTATAATGAAATATATAATAATAAAGAAAACAAGTTTAAAGGATATTTTGACAATTATAGACTCCCTTCTATTAGTGAATCCGCATTTAAAACATTTACAAAAGAAGAAAGTAAAAACTATAAATTAGATGTTTTAAAAAGTAAAAAAGATATGGAAGAATATATTAAAAAATTAATTAAAGATGGTAGAATTTTTTTTACAGCTGACCAAAAAAGACAATATACTGAAAAAAAAACTATTCCATCTGCCGACCCTAGTTTTGTTATAAATAATGGCTTAGGTATTGTTAAAAATTTAATTGTTAATAATCCTAAAGCTACCTTTTTATATAAAAAATCTGATAGTGATAAATGGAAATTTTACTATATTAAATTAGATAATCTAAATGATATAAGTTTTTGTCGTTCTAGTAAAATTATTTGTGATGATTCTGATAAAAAAGAGAGTGAAAATGAAAAAATTAAATTAATTATTAAAAATTTAAAAGAAAAAAAACTAACTGAATTACGTAATAAACGTGATAAAGATGTTAAAGAAATTAGAGATTTATCATTAGATAAAACTAGTGATGAAGAGAGAATAAAAGTAATTAATGCAGAATTAACAGAGAATTTATTAAGAAATAGTCGCTATTTCGATATATTGTCAACTATATTAGATAAAAGTAATACAAGAAATAAAAAATTTTCTTTAAGTGATTCAGAAATTAAAGACCTAATAGCTTTACCACTAACAGATTTTGATAGTGATAATTTAGTCGCTACTCAAAGAAGTAGTGTTGGTCAAATGATAGATCCCAAAATAAGAAACATTAGCCAGGAATATTTAATAAGATACAGCAAAGAAAAAGACAAAGATATATATAGTTTTGATAAATTACAAAATGAAATATATAAACTACTAGGTAAATTTAAAGTGCAATACAGTAAATATGATGCAGATAAAGATAAATTTCCAAAATATAAATATAAGTTCACATTAGTAATTGACGAGGATTCATTAGCTACTCGTAGTTTATCTTTATTCAATAAAAAAGATAGAGATTTGTTAAAGCAAAATTTTAGAGATACTTTAAAAAATTATAAAAGAGACTGTCAAGTTTATCCTGGTAGTAAATATAGTAAAAAACAAACAGATATTATTGAAAAATGTAAAGATTTATGTGACCCTGCTAGATTAAATAAAACCGATTGTTCTTATAGTAATTGGTGTGATATATGTCGCACAGGTGTTAATTGTGCTTATGGATTAAATATACAAAATAAATGTAAAAAAAATAAAACTAAAAAAGGTATGGGTTTTAATCTACCTAACTTTCCAAATTTACCTAAAATAGGTAAATTTAAATTTCCTAAATTAACTAGGAAAAAATATTATAATAAAGTTCCAGTTAAATCAGATATTGTTTTTATGACATCACCAAGACCCCCGCCTCCTTCATTAGCTGCAGCTAGTGGAGGAAGAAAAAAACGAATAACAAGAAAAAATCAAAAAGATAAAAAATATAAAAAACGAGTAAAAACTAGAAAGTATTTCAAAAATAAAAAATTAAAAAAATAAATAGGTAAAATGTACCTCTATTAAAACTATTAAGCATTTGCAAGTTTTCGTCCTTTAGTAAACCATAATACTAGATTAACAATTGAAGCTAAAACAAACCCATTAGAAAAGCCATTTTTTTTATCAAAATAGTTTCCTATAGCAGCAAATATAACTAGTAAAAAACCATAAAATACAATAACAGAATATGCCAAAGTTGTATTCATTTATATAAATTATATATATAATAATGAATAATATAGATATTAAATATAAATTATAAATAATATAAATAATATAAATGACAAATAAAAAAAATAAACAACCTATTTTAAGAAGTCGTGAAGAGAGAAAAAAGGAATCTCATAAAATTATTAGTAAATTAACAGAATTAGAACTAACTATAGCATATGAGCCAATTAAAGAATTATTTACTATTTTAAAAGATTATGTTGATAATGGAGGTACAAAAGAGATTAATATTCCCTTTCCTATGATAAGTAAGCGAATTAAAGGTCATTTGCCAGATACAGTTAATGACCAGTGTTATGTTGCTTTAAAACATGAAAATTTCTAGTCTAACTACTTTAATGTAACTAGATTAATGATTTATATAATATTATATATATGATTATATAAATCATTATAATTGTAAACTAATCATAAATTCTAACATTAATTCTTCTGGTATTTCTTTAAAATCAACTAATTTTTTATTTTTTTCATATCTTTCATATGCATCTTCTATCTTTAATTGTTTATTAAAACTATCTCTATCATTAAAATATTTTATAGCTGTTTTAGGTCCACATTTTTTAAAAAGTGGTGGAATGTCATCGCTTTTATCTCCAATTACTATCTTACAAAATAAGTCCATTTCAGCATTACCGGACCAATTTTTACTAGTAGTTAAATCTTTATACTTAAGATTAATTATTTTTACATTTTCACCAGCTAATTGTAAATAATCCATATCATTTGCTATTATATAAACCTTAGAATCTTTTATTTGAGACGTAATATATCTACAAGTTAAAGCATTACAATCATCAGCTTCAAGCTGCTTATGATAAAGAATTGGAATATTTAATTCTTTAAGTATATCTTTACCTAATTTAAAGAATGGTCCACCCATAAAAGTATCATCATATTTGCGGTTTTCTTTATACTTATCAAATAAGCTATTTCGCCAAATATCCTTTCGCGGACAATCTAATGAAGCAAAAAGCCTGAAATCTTTTAACTTTAACTTTTTTGGTATCTCTTTTAATTTTTCTATAAAGGTTTTTTTGAATTTTTCAACAAATATTTCATTTTCAATTGGCTTATCTAATTCTACATCAGGTTGGGCCAACTTCCACCATCCAATTAGGGCATAATATCTATAAAATATAAAGTAACTAGTGTCTAACAATATATAATTTGTAGATGACTTAAGTGACATTATAATTAAAATATAAAATAATAATTTTAATTCAATTTTATATTAGTTGATTTTTTAGTTTATTAATATAATAAATTTCAGTAAATCATTAAATAATAATTTTATTGTCTATGATTAATATAATAGTAATATGAGTGATAAAATAAATCAATCTTATGCATGGGTTTTAGGGAAAGACTTAAAAGAAATCCCTATGTATCAAGTAGGACTTTATACAAAAACATTATTTAAATCAAAGTTTTCATATAATTTAAGTTGGATATTGCTTGTGCTATTTTTAACAAATACTAAATATTTTATAAAAAACAAAAAAATAGTTGAAAATTTTAATGATTTGTTAAAAAGTAAATGGTATGCATTACCTATTGGTTATTTAACAGGATTATTTTATATATTAATTAGAGATTATATAGGTAATCTAACATCTATTTTAATGTTAGTAAATGACCCAGATATTAAATTAAAAAATATTAATAGTCCGAATCCTTTTAATATAAATGACCCACAAGTTGGTGATTGGATGATGTTATTAAAAAATACTGAATATCCTTTAGATGATAAAACCGGATATATTGTAAAATTACAAGATTTTATTAAAGCTGAAAAAGAAAAAAAAATAAAGGCAGTTGAATTAGATAAATATTTAAATAAATCTTGTACAGAATGTAGTGGATACGATAGAAGTTATAATACTCAAAGTATAGATTATGAAAAGAGATATCAAAATATTACAAAAAGTCTATTTTATTTAGGTACGTTATTGTTAACATTTGGATTTTATATTTATCATTTTGAAAAATCTGGTGTTTTTAAACATGGAAGAATATTCTTTTTATTAATAACACTTATTTTACTTATTATATTATTTAATAATTTTATAACTTATTTATCATTCAATAAACCAATACCTTATTATGATAATATACTATCATATAAAAAACAATTCGGAATTATTGCAGTATCATGGGCTATCTCAACAATTTTAATAGTATAAATATATATGAGTATTATGAATACTAATCTAGATAATAATGTTTTACAAGATTTTAAATATACTAAACAATCAGCCTATATAATATATATCATTCCTTTAATCATTTGGATTATATGTAGTTTAAGATTTATTTATACACTTAAAAATAGCAAATATACTAACGATATTAAATTTATTCCATATATGTTATTTATAATCGCTATACCATTTTTTTTGTTATTTAAAGCAATTTATTTTGTTGAAAAAGCACCATTGATAGGTTTAACTCCTTTTACACCAGTTTGTGTAAATGGTTCAACACTAATTGACGAATCATTAAAAGCCAAAGGTATAGTAGGAATTGTTGATTATGAATGTTTAGCTAGAAATCAACGTGGAATATGGAAAGGCGTAGATATTATTATGGACCATACAGATTTTGCAATTAAATTATTGTTTAGTATTATTATTTTTTTGTTTGGATTGAGTTATTATCCTAAATTACAATATACAAAAATAGCACCAAATGAAATATTTATTAAAAATTTAATACAAACATGTTCTTTAGGTGCTGTATTAGTAATTGGTTCTGTATTTATTGGTAATGATTTGAATTATATAAGTATGTTGTTACATATGCTATTTTCAAATATAGTACTATTGGTTATAGGCAGTCTTATAATTTTAATAAGTTATTTACTATTTAATCTTTTAAAAATTTATTTCTAATTTTTTATAAAAATTTATTTCTAATTTTTTATAAAAATTTATAAGTTTTTATATACTAAATTTACAGTTTAAAGGTCTAAACTAATAGTATTTTTTGAGCTTCCACTTTTAGATTTTCTATTAGATTTTGGTTGTTTTTGACTACTAAGTTCTTTTAGTTCTGTAATACTAACTGTACTAGGGTCTCTCTCATTAGAATCACCTGCTGGTATATTTACCTGTTTACTTTTAAGTCCAGATAATAGTTGACTAATATCACTTGGTCCTTTCATTTCAGGACGCTTAGAAGGAGCAGGTGTTTTAATCTGTTGTGGTTCATCTAATGGAGAAAATCTCTCTTCTATACTAATACCTGCTTGTGTTTTTGCAGCTGTTAAATCTGGTCTATTTTGGGGAGGCGCATATCTTTGACTCTTTGCAGTTTGAGTTTCCATGGGTGGCGGTGGAGTTCCCACATTAGGTGGTGGTGGTGCATTATTTCCTGGAACAAAATTGTTCATAAAGCTTCCAAATCCAGGATTATTATCACCCATAGAATTTACAGCAGCCTGTGTAAATTGTTGCATTAACTCTGGATTTTGTTTCATAATATCATCCATTCCTGGTAAAGCAGATTTAAACATAGTATTTGTCATATGAACCATAATTGCTGAACCACCTAATTGGAAAAGAAGTTTTAATTCTGGAGCTAATTTGGCTTTAGATTTATATTTTTCATGTAATTCTTGGAATATTTCATCATAATCACTAATATTTTCATTTACTTGTTCTCCCCAACCATCCATTTTTAAATCAAATGGGTCAAATTTACTATTTAAAAATTCTAGACCAGTAACACATGCCATTAGCATTTTCCCTTGAAACTTAACACTATTAGCTTTTTCCCTCTCACTAATAATCATCTCATATTCTCCTTGTAATTCTTGAAGAGGTGAATCCATAGTGTATTTTTTTGTTAATTGAGCACCTTTTCTCTCTAGGTCTTCTAATCTTCTTAAAAATTTGAATTTCTCTCTTACTAGTTCTTCTTTTGTCATTGGTGCTTCATCAGATACTACTGGAATAGGATTTACTTTTCCATATCCATCCCATGTTTTATTTACATTTAAATTATTTGCTGTTTGTTCTCCTAAACTTACATTTTCAGTTCCTAAATTAATAGGTTTTGAATTTTCTTCTAAACCACCATTTGATTCTTGTTTAGATACATTATTTATAGCACTACTAAATAATGAAGAGCGTGAAACTTCAGTAGTTTTCTCGGTAATATCACTACTTAGATTATTTAATTCATTTTCTAATTCACTTAATTCTCCAATTCCCATATCAGCATTTGAACCACCCATTTTTTTTTCATTCATTAATAATTCTATTCCTCCTCCAAAATTAACTGATGGTTGTTTTCCTATAGTAGGTTCACTTGTATTTAAATTTATATCTGTTTTACTATCGCCACTATTTAGTTCAATAACTACAGGTTCTAAATCACTCATTATACATCAATAAGAACATATAATTTTAAGTAATACGAATTAAATATTATATTATTAGAATTAAAAAAATAATTAATAATTAAAAAAATAATTAATAATTAAAAAAAATAATTAATAATTAAAAAATAATTAATAATTAAAAAAAATAATTATTAATAATTTAATTGTTTTAATTAATCAATTTATTCCATTTTTATTTTACCGACTAAATCTTTAATAATATTACTATTTTGAGATAAAAACCATATACCCTGAAGAAATGAATCTGCTAAATCATCGCGTTTTTTATGTTTATTAAACATTTCTATTACTTTTTCTTTATGTAAATTATCGGTGTTATTTAAAGATAATAAATTTTTAGTAATTTGAATACTAAGCCGTTTTCTCTCACTATAGGTAGTTTTTTTATTTTCTAAAAATAGTTTTAATTTATTAGCAGCTGAAATATATAATATATTATCTATATTTTTCATTAAAAAATATTGACTAATCATTCCTTGAATACAATTCATCCTATTTGCAATTGGACTAATCTGATTTTCAATTAAAACATAGTCTAAATTTGCAAAAATAAAAACATCTAAACGATTAAGACAATCTCTAATTGATTTACCTATATCAATTAGATTTATACTATTACAATTTAAATTACTTATAGGATTTAACATATTTTTCTCAATATATAATTCTATCTGTTTTTGAATAGCTGCTTTAGTTTTTTCTATTATTTTAATATCATATTCCTCGCATAATGCTATTAGTTCATCTAATTTTTTATTTTTTTTATAATTTTTAATATTTGATGTAGGTAGTTTATAATTGCTACAATTAGCATGAGTCTTGCAAAAAAATTCTGAATCTTTATAAAATTGTGCTAATTTTTCACATGGTTTTTGTGTTTTTTTTGTTTTTGTCATACAATTACATCTATAAACTTTTTCTTCGCATAGATTAATAACTTCCCAAAACTTTACTTCAAATCCAATTTGAGTTGTTTCTAAAATACAAATTGCTAAATTCTTAATTCCTACATCAATACTTAAAATTTTCATATATATATACAATCTATAACTTTTAATATTAAATTATTAAAACTAGAAATATTTAATAATTTACTTTCTACTTGATTTTATAACTGGATTAAATCTTGCAGCAGAATATAAATATTTATTTATATATGTGTCTTTTAAATCGCTATTTTCAAAAGGTAAATAATTTTCAGTTACATTATTTATTAAATATGGTGTTTGAGGTAAAACTTCGTTTTTTCTTAAAGGAATAATATCCGAACAATTACCAACTGCTATATTTTGGTTATTTTGTATTATTTTATCACTATATTTTGTCAATATTTCTCTATAATTCATATTTGTAGTCATCTATAAATATTAATTATATTATTTTTCATTTAATAATTTTATTAAATCATCCTTTTTCATATTTTTAGCTTCATTTTCTGGAACAATACTATCTTTTACTACTAAATCGCGCAAATCATCAACTTTCATTTTTTTTAAATTTTTGCTTCGTTTTGGTTCTTCCTCAACCACTTTTTCTTTTTCAGATAATAATTCTGTTACTTCTTTGACATCTGTTAATTCTGTTGATTGTGATGCATTATCATCTAATTCTAAATCATCGCTTTCACTATCACTTTGATTTGATTTATAGTCTAAATCTTCAGTAATAAATGCTGTCATGTTTTCAACACTAATCATTTTTACTCCTTCACTTACAAGTTCTTCTTTACTATTATCTAATATACTTTCAACATTAATTTCTTCAGTAGTAAGAGTAATCTCTTTATTATCATCTTTATTTTCTAAAAATAATTCTTCTTCAGAGGAATCATCGCTATATTCTGATACTTCTCCGTCTTCGTCGCTATCATCTGATACATCAATTTTTGAATTTACAACAGCTTCTGTATTAGACTGTTGTTGTTGTTGTTGTTGTTGTCTAGCTGATTCTAGAGCAATTGTTGATGCTAAACTTGAATTATTATCATTTTGTTGTTTAATGATAAATGTTTGTAATACTTTTCCTTGTTCTAAAATACTATTTTCAAGAATTTTAAATCTACGTAAACAATAGAACATAATTGCTCCTGATACTAATAAAGTCATAGCTAAAGATATTATGAATCCAACTCCTTCTAAACCAAATAAATTCATTTAATTATCATTTATACATATTTTTTAAATTATAATTGAACGTAAATTAAATTCTAATTTTTTCCATTAATTTTTTTGCATTATTTATAATATCTCCATCATATTCTAATTCTTCTAACACCTTGATTCCTCCTTTTATATTAGAAATACCTTTTTTCAATTTATAAGTATTTTTATTTTCTTCTACTCTCATATGATTATTTACTATTTTTTTATTACTATCTAGTAATTTACATAATAATTCATAATGAGTTGTTAATATATAATCTATATTGTAATTTGTGATGTGTTGTAAGAAACTAAATGCGCTTGCAATTGCTTCAGATGGATTTGTTCCAGAGTAAATTTCATCAAATATACAAAAGTGTCTCTCTCCGCTCTCTGTATTAACTAAATTATCTAGTATTTCTTTACATCTTCTTGCTTCTGCTTGAAATAAACTATCTCTCTGAGAAGTATCTGGAATATTGATATAGCAATGAATATAGCTATAAGGATTTATTTGAGCTTTTTTATAACATCCCAAACCTAACTGTTGTGATAATATTATGTTAAATAGAGTAGTTTTTAATAAGGTAGTTTTACCAGCGGCATTTGGTCCAGTAATTAATATTTGTTTATCTAATTTGTAACTATTTTTAATAGGTGATTTATCTATTAAACTGGCAAAATATCCATCAATAAATAATGTAGATTTATTTGTAAATGTACAAAAATTAAGTTGTCCTTTTTCTATTTTATCTTTAATATTTTCTATATTAACAAGATAATAGTGTAAGTCAATTGAATATTTAATAGCATTCTTATAGTAGTTGTTAGTATTAATATCATAAAAGCATTTTAAAATATTTCCAATTCTAGTAATATGTGTAATCTTTAACTTATCTAAATCTATTTTTTCTAAATCTAATTTAAATTTGGTTAGAATATTTTTAACTGTGGTATTTTTTTCTGTAAAATGGGTAAAAGATTTTTTAGAGTATTTTTCTATATTTTCTATATTTTGAATAGAATCATCAATAAAATTTCCAATATCTAAAAGATAGTTTTGTATTTTATAAATATTTTTGTAAAACTTATAACAACTTTGAATATTTTGATAAATACTAAATAGATAGAAAGAAAATGAGAAAATAATAAATATTTTTTGAGTCATATCAACCTGAGAAAATCTTGAAAATAATTGACCAATTATATGATTTTTAAATAATTTTAAAACACTTTCTACATAAGTTGTTAATGAAATAGGAATTCGTTGTATTTTTAATATTAAAAATGGCATCAATAACATTACAATTGGTACAATTAAACTAAGTACAGGGGATGTTAAATTATATAGGGTTAACATTTGTAAAACACTAGCTGACTTGTTAAAATTTTTTAAAAACTCAATATCTATATACTTATATTTTTCATAAAATCCTGTTTCATTATCTATTTCTTTTACTATAGTTTCTATATTTTCAATATTTTCTCTCTTACTAATACTTTTTGCATTTAATGGTTTATAGTTTTTTATAAATTCTTGATTATCTTTTAAAAACTCTATATCATCTGTATAATACTCACTCCATTTTTTTACTAATTTATTTGATACTGCATGTTTACTTGATAAAATATTATCATATAAACTAGCATTTGATAAATCTAACAATTCTAAATCAGTTTTGATATTTTCTTTTAATCTATGTTTACGTTCTAAATAAAAAATAGGTAAGTTAAATTCAATATCATTTATTTCTTTATTATTATCTTTATCTTCTATCATAAAAGAAAACATAATAATATACTATTATTATATTTTTTATACTAATAAACGAAAATTCAAATAAAAATTCAAATAAAAATTCAAATTTTTATTTATTAACCTTTATAATCACTCGGTAATTCACTAATTTGTGTATTATAAAAACTTTCTATATCTTTTAACTGTTTTATATCTCTACGTGTTACAAAATTAATTGATACTCCTTTTCTACCCCAACGACCACTTCTTCCAATTCTGTGTAAATATGTATTTGTACATTTTGGTATATCAAAATTTATTACTGTACTCACTTGCTGAATATCTATACCTCTGGCTGTTACATTTGATGAAATTAATACTCTAAAATTTCCATTTTTAAATTGTTCATAATTTTTTTGCCTATCATTCTTATCTAAATTACTATGTATTTGACATACTGGATATCCATCTTGTTTCATCGCTTCATATAAATCACTAACTCTTCTTACGCTATTACAATAAATAATACACTGTGCTACTGAAAAAGTACTAAATAAATCTTTTAAAGTTTCATATTTCATACTATCATCTTCTAAATTTACAAAATATTGCTTTATTCCCTCTAATGTTAACTGCTCTGTTTTTACTATAATTTTTACTGGATTTCTCATAAATTTTTCAGTTAGATAATATAATTGATTTGGCATAGTTGCACTAAATAATGCTATTTGTATATCATTTGATAAATATTGAAATACACTATAGATTTGCTCTTTAAAACCAGATGATAACATTTCATCTGCTTCATCTAATACTACCATTCTGATTTTATCAACATTTATATTTTTACGTCTTAACATATCATGTATTCTTCCTGGACAACCAACAATAATATGCGGAGATTTCTCTCTTAGATTTTTAATATCTAAATCTGTTGATGTACCTCCTACTAATAATTGAGTATTTAAACCTTTTAAATTATTTCCTATAGCATCTAAAACACCTTTAATTTGTGTTGATAACTCTCTTGTTGGTGACATAATAATTACTTGAGGAGAATTTATAGATGTATCTACTAATTCTAAACTTGAAATAGTAAAACATGCAGTCTTTCCTGTTCCAGATTGAGCTTGTGCAATAACATCTTTTCCCTTTAAAATTGGCAGAATAGATTTGCGCTGAATTGGACTAGGATTTTCAAACCCATAAGCATAAATACCTCTTAAAAGCTCTGTTTTAATTTCTAAGTCATCCCAAGAATTAATTGTATTTATGTTATCTTCTTCATTATCTAGATTATTTTCAGACATAATATTATTTAAGTATATTTGTTTAAATAATATTTTTATATATCTATTAAAATTTTATAATACTTAACAAAAAATGAGTTTAGCTAAAACCATTACTCCTAATACTTGCCAAACATTTTTAGCTGGTTTTGCAAATGTTGTTACTTTTACTAAAACATTATTCCATAAATATTCTCCTAATAATAAAACAAGTAAAAATGAAATTGTTGAAATAATTAAATTACCAACAAGTTCTGCGGCGGGATGATTTCCCATTAATAAAGTACCTACGCTTTTCTTTGAATCTGCCATTATATAAATATATCAATATAAAATATAAAATATAAAATATAAAATATGTGTTAGTTTGTTGGTTTGTTAGTATAAATATATAAATTAGTATAAATATATAAATTAGTATAAATATATAAATAAATATTTTTTAATATATGTATATTAATGCGTTATAGTTTAGAAGATTTTGAAAGATATATTAAATTAAATAAAATTCCTAAACTTCCTGAAATAACAAGAGAGATTATAGAAGATTTGGCTAGTAAGGTTGGTTCGCCACAATATAGTAAAACGCCGCAATTTCAACAATCTTTTCAAAAAAGAAAGAAAAAATTATATGAATCAGATGATTATAATTGGGAAAGTATTAGAACTTTTCAAGCAACTGAATTTATTAAACGTGAAGGTTTAGATATTAATTTACATAAAATAAGAAAAAGTTTAAATATGTTAACAAATAAAAATTACGATAAAATTATAGAAGAGATTTTTGAAGAATTTAATTTTGTTAGAGAGAATAAAACTCCAAATGATTTGTTAACTTTATCTAATGTTTTTTATGATATTATATCCAGTAACATTTTATATACCAATTTATACACTAATGTTTATATTGATTTATTACCTAAAACTGATAATTTAAAAAAAATATTAGATGATAAGGTAAATGATTTTAATAATAAATTAGATAATATTATTTTTATAGAACCGGATGAAGATTATGATAAATTTTGTGAAAACAATAAGAATAATGAAAAAATGCGTGCTGAATTATCTTTATTTGCTAATTTATTTAAAAATGATATTGTAAATTTTGATTCTTTTAACAAAATAATTAATACTTTGTATGTAATATTACATAAATATATTTTATTAGGAAATAAAAAAAATGAAATAGATGAAATAAGTGAATTAATTTATATAGCAGTTTATAATTCATTTTTAAAAATTAAAGAGACAGACCATAAAATTTATTCTGAAATATATGAAAATGTTGAAAAAATTACAAAAATGAAAGTAAAAACTACACCTGGTATTACTAATAAATGTATTTTTAAACATATGGATTTACTAGACGAACTAGTATAATATTATGAAATGTTTGCAATATGACTATATGGGCGAAACAACCCCTCATAATTATGCATAGAAACCATATCATATGTTGGTTGACCAGTTAAAATTTTATATTCCGATGTATTTTCAGAATATCCAATATAAAATTTTAAACAACATGCTCCCATATTTTCTAATTGAATAATTAATTCTTTTGGTACCATAAAATATACAATATCATATGTATATGATATATATTTTTTCTCTCTATTATCATCTATAATTTCATTTGTATTATTTGTATTATTTGTATTATTTGTATTATTTGTATTATTTGTATTATTTGTATT